AATTTCATATGTACTCTTGAAATTATCAGCATCAGCCATAATATCAAAACCACCAGAGCCATCAACATTGGTCAATCCCTTGATTTGCTTCTGAAGTTTTGCTGTGCTTTCCGCCATATATTCGGTTTCAAGACCGGCTTCTTCAAGCTCAGTCTTTGCACCACGAATACGCATGGCAACGGTTTTCCACATTGTACCGACAGCATCGGGATCTTGTACAACATTATTCGCCGCAACAATCAGAGCGATTGACTCATCAATTGTATTGTTTGCCGCAGCCATAGCGGAAGCGGAGCGCTGCAAAGCATCGCCGACACCTCCAGAAGAAATAGCGAACTCATTGCCAATTTTGTTGAATTTATCAACGATGGTCATTGCATCGCTGGCTTCAATACCAAACGCTTTCATTGTGGAAATGATAGAGCTGGTAGCCTCGTTCACATCGCTGATTTCGTCACCAACGACGCTATAAATTGTAGCAACTTCTGCAAGATCAGAAGCATCAGCCATCGAATAGCCAAGGCGAGCAAAATTAGCAGTTGCAGTTACATAGTCAGAATATGATGTACCAATATCAACTGCCTTTTGTGCCGCGTCAGAAAGGAAACGGTCATACGACTCATCAGTTTCGTCCGTAACCTTTTTCAGCTCAGTCATCGCTGTGTCCAAATCGACAACAGCATCATAAAGACCAGTAACACCCCGCATGATACCAGCGATAACACCGCCAAGTACCATCCAAGATCCCATTTTCGCAATATTGTTTTTCAGCTCTCCGAATAGAGACTGACTATGTTTATCTGCGCTAATAAGTTCCTGCTCGAAAAGTCGAATTTTCGCATTTAGGTTTGTCAGTTCTTTTGAAGAACTAACCATCTGAGACTCATCAAAAAGCTGCTGCCATTTTGACATCAAGCTTGGATCAGAAACAAATGCACTATATGTCTGCTTTAGATTCTGAATTCTAAGCTGCGCTGTTTGAATGTTGGAATTGAGCTTTTCTGCATCCAACAACTTCCCAGAGGCAGTATTATCAAGCTTTATCTGCTTAAACTGCTGTTCGAGTAGCGCAAGCTTATGACGATATGCGTCAAGATCGTTCGGATTCAACGCATTATCTAATGCGGTCTTTGCCTCTTCTACGCTTGCCTTAAAATCACCACCGAAAATACCAGCGTTTTGCCACTTCTTGATTTGTGTTTCAAGACTTGCCTGCAACTCAGCTTTTTGATTTGCAAAAGTATTTGCTTTCAAATCCGTTGCAGCATACGCAGAAGTTTGAAGTTCCTTTGCATAGCGCTGAAGATCAGCGACCATAGAGTCAATTTCTCTCTTATGCTCAGAAGAGAGAGTGGTGTTTGATTGTTTGATCTCTTCGATACGAG